TGAATCGCCGATTTCACTTTGCGCTCCCAAACATATTCCTGATACATCTCCCACCAGGCGGCGCTGGCGATAATGATCAGCGCAATCAACACCTATTTCTTCCAGAGGCCCGGCCAGAGGATGAGGGCAGCCATAAACCCATTCAAGCCGATCACCCACCAGAAGGAAACTTCCATGTTCGTCATGCCGCGCGAGTCCGCTTCGGCTTGGCCGCACTCTTGACTTGGACGGCCAGCGCTTCCACTGCCACGCAAAGCGCAGTCGCAAGTTCTCCATCTAGGACGAAATACGACGATGTCACCCGGCCTTCGACTCCGACGCAAAGAAGGTTATTTTGGGCCCGACATTGGAGCATCTTCTTTAAAAGCAGGTTAACCAGGCCACCCTTACCAGCAAAACACAGGCGCTTGCTGGTCAAGTGAAGCGCGCCCTCATCCTTAGGAAGGATTCCATCCGATCTAATGCGCCCTTCTCCAGTAAAGGCCGGAATTCCCGTGCCATCGGCTTGCGGATAATAAGCCGCTCTACGGACGCCGGTGATCACACAGTAACAAACTTCTTCATGATCAAGGATGATCTGCGGCGTGCACCTTATTGCGGAGAAATCTCCCGCGGCAGCGGCGGTCATTAATGTCTCTATGAATTGTGCCTTCGCAGCTTCTTTCGCCTGGCGCTCAGCTTCTTGTTGCGACTTCCGCCCTAACTCTTCGGCTCGTTGTTGAACGGCCTGTCGTTGCTTACATTCATCATGGCATCGGGGGCCAGTGATGCCGCGCCACCATCCCAGCGGCCGTCCACATATCTGACAGAAGGCCATGCTTCACCTTAATTTCTTCACCCACCTCATCGGCGGCTAATCTCAACCTGCCAGCGCGCCGCCCGTTCATTGATTCGTTCCGCCAGATTGCGCAGCACCTCGCCCGCGCCGGGACTCCCCTGCATGGCCGCCTCGTAGATGATATCGATGCCGATCATCGCATCATTTCGGTATCTCGCAGTGAGGACGGGATTACTTGCGGCGGGTGGGGATGACCATCCTGGCTTCAGGTTGTCCATCAGCACGCCTCGGCGGTACAGAGCTATGATCGTGAGCTCGAACTTCGCTCGTTGTTTTTATCGGCGCGAGTGACTCGCGGGATGAGGGGATTGTACCGCCCTTCCCGCTGATGTCAAGCCCTTTGGTACGCATGTATGGTTCTGTATGTTTGTCCTCTGGTTGTTGTAGGCCGAAGCTCGCGCGAGATTCATCGTCGGGGCAGAGCGAAAGAATCTTAACCATCACCTCACCATTCGGTGTGACAGTGTTCTTCTCTGCCTCGTAGGTTTGGTATATAGACACCGGGCAGTTGAGTCGTCTCGCCATACTCTCCGGCGTCTCACCCAGGCGTCCGCGAAGGGCTATGAGTTCGGTGCGATATGTCCTTGTTGGGATGTTTGCCCCCACTTCTTGATTCTTCGCTTCCGATGTTGGCGTGGCAAAGGTCACCGGAAGCAATCCAAAGAAGTATTGGGTTAGCCTCTCTTCTTTCATCCGTTCGGCGAGTTCCATCAGAGCCTGGCAATTCCATGATCCGGGTTTTCTTCTTCCAGCCTCCCATGCAGCGGCGGTGTCCTTTGACACGCCGACCTCAATAGCAAATCTAAAAAGACTGAACCCCGTTGCTCGTCGCAAGTCTGCGACTGCCTGGGCAATAGGCGGTTTCCCACCGCGAATATCGGTATGTAAGTTTTTTGGAGGAACGGACATTTTATCTCTTGACAGTGACATATGACTGTGTCATATTCCCGTGTCGTAAGGTGTAAACGGATTCACACCTACGGTGCCATATGGAAGATATCACGAAAAAAGCGAATCACAAACTGCCGCGAGCAATAGTCAGATTAATCCTCCGAACCTCGGGGTTGAGTGCTCAAATAGCGCATACAGCCGGGATTTCCAAAGCTCTGGTAAGCATGATCCTTTCTGGCCAGAGAAGGGCCAACACCCGTTTCTTACAGGCAGTGGGGACCGTTCTTCTGAATAACAGTGACCTGTTCATGGGCGCATCAGTTGCTGTGGAACTGGCGCAATTAATCTGCCAACACCATCTTGAAATCGCAAAGTTGAGAGCGGCGAGGTGACCCATGTCTCTCTGGACGTTCATTGTGCTGATAACCAGCCTGGCGGGGCTGGTCTTTTTCTTCCACTCCCTTTTGCGGATCGCGGCGCGGCGCACGCCCCGGCCGCGGCGCGGGTGAATCATGGCCGAAACCAATAAGCGCACCTGCACAGCAGACTGGGAACCGAAATCGGAAGGTGAAGAGATTCTCGAAACCATTTCCGTGAAGGTTCCTCGCTGGATCGTGGATGAGGCCTACCGCATCTGCCGCGCTACCGGCCTGGGCTTTTCCGACGTTATCCGCACCGAGTTGAAGGTGATCGCCCGGATCACCCGCCAGCACTTTAAGCGCGGCCCGGCGCTCGAACCGTTTTTGGAACATCTAGAGATCCAGACGGAACAGTACGACTTATTTTTTGGAAAGCGAAAGTAATTTTCAACATTTGCCCAAATTGCGAAAGCCCGCCGGCGCGGACGCCGACGCAGGAGCCACGGATGGCAGAAACGCAGACCCAACCGACCAATCGCGGACATGATGGCGCCCCCTGGGTAGCCTCCGATGAGGTTGCAATAATAGAAGGGATTACGGCGCGCGGCGTCCGCATGAAATATATGCGGCGCATCGACGGCCTGCGCGGCGGGCCGCAGCATTACATCCGGCGAAGCCGGTGTAAGGGCGGCGAGCGGGTCGAGTTCATCCTGACGATTCTCGATACCGATACCCAGATCAAGTTTCAGGAACGGATGCTGGAAAAGCAGGGGGGCGCGGAGCCAGAGGCAGAGCCGCAAGCGGTGATGGCCGGACCTGCGTGCGAGGAGCAGGTCCCGCGTTCGGCTCAGGATGAGAATAATTCAGCGGCGCTGGCCACGAGCCCCTGCGCCCAGCTGGCGTTCGCGCTGCGCGGCGCCAAGGACGATCCGCAACTCGCGCCCGTGCCGGAAGCCAAGCGCCCGCTGGCGAGCGCCCGCCATCGCATCATCCAGCCGATGATTGACGATTCCTGGAAACTTATGAGCGGTCAGGCGGCGCACGGCATCAAGATCAAAACCCTCACTAATTATGTCGCGGCGCTGGCGAAGGACAGCGGCTCCCGGCGCGGCGTGCTGCTTGACTGGCGAAAGATCAACGACGACCTGCGCACGGAAACCGGTGATACCCACGCTACCGTTACGCCGATCTCCGCCGGGTCGATCTGGCGGTTCTATTCCTGGTACAAACACGGTCGCCCACGGCGGTTTTGTTCGCGTTGTAACGCCGCCGTCAATCAAAAGACTTCGCGCTGCGCGAAATGCGGGAACCTGGAACGCCTGCCCGCCGGCAAGGAAGCCCTGCAGGATCTCGACCGCAAAGATAAAGGCGACATTCGCCTGCTGCCGGCCCATGCCACTTTTCTGGCGGCGGCGTACACCGGCGGCGACGCCACGATCACGCGCGTGGGCCAGGCGCTCGAACGGCCACGCTCGGCGACGGAATGTCTCGACCTGCTCGAATTGGAAGTCAACGTCGCCCAGCGCCTGCCCGGACCGCTACCTTCTTATTATCAAGTGCGCCGGTGGTTTAACGAATTCCTGCCGCGCATCATCACCGATTACGCGCGCCTGGGCGGACGCCGGGCATTGGCGCAGCGCGGCCCCAAGATTCCGCGCGCGCACGCTGAGCAGCCGAACGATCTCTGGTACTGCGATTTCCGGCCTTGCAACCTGCGCGGCTGGGTGCCGACCATCGGTGCGGACGGATTGCCGACGGCCCCGCTCTATCGGCTGTATATCTGCGGCATCGCCGACGTGGGCTCGCGCGACATGGTCATCTGTTTTGACTTCCATCCCTCCTCGGGACTGTTCAAGTCCGCGCTGCGCGCGGCGCTGTTGCGCTGGGGAATTCCCCGGCAGATCTGGATGGATAACGGCAAGGAATTTACCTGTGAGGAAATCTCGGGAGGCCAGCGCCGCGAGTGGAAGTACCACTTCCGCTGCGATGAGGATACCTGGTCGATTTTCGACAGACTCAAAATCGACGGCGGCGAAGGTCCCGAAGCGCACTTCTGCAAAAAATTCAATCCGAACGGCAAGGCGGTGCTGGAACGCTTCTTCCAGAATTTAGATCTCCTCGAGCGCAACCTGCCGGGCTGGACGGGTGAACGCACTGACATGCCGCGCGGGCGCGAGGGGGCGCGGCCCGAGCGGTTAAAGGACGAAGAGAGATTACATGCGCTCTACCTCAAAGGCGAAGCGCCGGAAACGCCGCTATGGGAAGCGCAGCGGATCATTGCTTATGAAACCGACTGGGTAGAGAAGATTTATCGTCACCGGCGGCATCGCGGCGACGGGATGAAAGGCCGCACTCCGGCGCAAGTCCAGGCGGCATTTACCGGCGAGCGGCGCATCCCTAATGCCGAAGACCTCACCTTATTGTTGTGGCATCGGCGCAAGTTGCGGGCGCGCGGCGACCGCGTGAGCTTCGCCTTCCACCACAAGACCCTGATCTATCGCGCCGAAGAATTGCTGGCCTTGCCGGGCGACGGCGAGGTGGAGGTCCACGTCGATCCGCTCAATGCGGACCGGGCCATTGCGCTGCGCATGGACGGCGGCGCGCCCATCGTGCTCGAACCCGCTGATCCTTCCGGACGCACGCCGCAGGAACTTTCCGCCGAGTGCAAACGCCAGGCGCAACTCAATCGCAAAATCCGCCAGGCGGCGCTCGGCACCTCGCGCCTGGCGCATGTGCCGGGCCCGGACGAACGCCTGGCGCTGCTCGGCGAACGTAGTGCCCCGAAGGCGGCGGCGCTCGCTAAGGCGCGACTCGATACGGAGAAGGAAGTGCGATTGCCGCCATATGGCGAGATCTCATCGAGCGAGTGGATGATGCGCGGGCGGGGAATGCCGGAAGGCGAACGCGAAGAAGACAACGTCGAAACCGTCGATCCGCAATTCAAAGCCCTGGCGGATAACTTCTTTAAGAAGGGAGCGGCCTGATGGCGATTTCAACGGTGGAGCAGGACCGGTTGAAGCAGAACCCTCCGCCTCCGGCGGACAGGGTGCGCGAACGCGCGGAGAACTATATGCGCGCGGCGGGGATGGGCTTTAGGGATCTGGCCTACGAGGTCAATTACTCGCCGGTGGCGGTGCGGATGTTTCTGGTGGGGCGCTACGACAAACTGGCGCATTCGAGCGACCTCTACATCCGCGCGGCGCTGGATGGCTATATGGACTCCCATCCGGTGGGCGAAGAAGACGATGCGATTCCCGCCAAGCTGATTCCCACGCGCGACAGCCGGCTGATTCTGGCGCGCATTGAAGAGGCGCGGGCGCGGCGTTTGATGGTGGTAATTGAGTCGCCGCCGGGAACCTCCAAAACGGCGATGCTCAAATCCTACTGGGCGGATCACAACCGCCGTCGCGACTCGAATACCTTTTACCTTTTCTGCGAACAGGGCATCACTACCCATACACTGCTGCAAGACCTCTGCCGGCAGACCCACGCCAATCCGCGCACGACCAGTCACGGACTGTTTCTGAACCTGGTGCGCAAGCTTAAAGCGGCGCGGGCGCGCGGCGGCGCGGTGCTGCTGATCGATGAATGCCAGCGCCTGGTTGAGAAGGGCACGGAACCGCTGGAGAAGATCCGCGACATCTTCGAGCAGGCGCGTTGCGGCATCGTGCTGGCGGGACACTTCAGCTTTTTGCGGAACATCAATAACGGCCTGGCGAAGTACTTGGGACCGTTCAAGTCGCGCGTCGATCTGGTGGAGCAGTTGAGCGGCATCCATCCGGAGGAGTTGCCGCTGGCGGAGCGCACGATTTTGGGGCGGGAACTATCGCCGGCGGTCCGCGCGCTCTACCGGAATTTTAGTACCTTCAAAGACGCCAATGCCGGGCATCGGAACTTCTTTGCCGGGCGCAAGCGCTTCGCCTTCGATTATATCGATCTGCGCAAGATCACTAAGTTCTACGAGCGTTTCCGCGAGACGCGGGCGCTGGCGGAGAACCGCGAGAAAACCGACGAGGCGGTAGCCCGCGCGACCATCGGCAAGTTGATGGCAACGAGTCGGAAATTCTGAAGGGGGAACGCGAAGAAATTTTGAATGGTGAATTATGAACTGGAAATCAATTTTCTTATGTCTTTTCGCGGGATCGCTGGCGTGGGGAACGCCGGCGCTGCCGGTGGACTCGCCGGACGAGGACGGCGTCCGGGAAACTCTCGGTCTCGGGAATCAGGAAGGCGCGATCCTGATCGACCGCGCTGAAACCTTCAGCGCGTGGCGGGAGGCCCGGAGCCAGGCGGCGAGTCCACCGGCGTTTATATCCCCCTCGGAGCGATTGCTGGCTTATGGCTTGCAATCGGCGGAGCGCGACGAGCGGCGCGTGGGACGGGATTTCTGGTGGCTGCTGGCGGCGCAGTTGGGGGCGATGGTGGTGGATGTGGAATACAGCCAGCATCGGTTTTCCCTGGGCGCGCATGAAATCTTTCCCTGGCTGCCGCGCGATCCCACGCGGAAGCGGATGTACCTCCAGTTCGGCGCCAGTCAGGCGCTGGTGGGCTGGGTGGCGCATCGCTGCCACGCGCGCGGGCATCGGCGCATGGCGCGGGTTTTGCAGTCGGTCGCCATCGGCGGCCATGCCACCGGCTTTACCATCAGCCGGATCAACGCCACGCGGGCGGAACGCCGGAATCAGGGGCGGTGAGGCAGAAATTATAAAGTTCTAAATTGTGAATTCTGAATGGTGAATGATGAATGCACAGAGCATTCGCCCAAGCGCGGCATCTGCAATTGGACGGGGAGGTAAAACTTCATGGGAAACGAAAACGGGTGGCGTAATCAGGCGGATGGATTTCGCGAGCGCGTAGACGCCAGCATCGAGGCGGCTTCGGCGCGCACCCCGAGCGATTTCGACCGGCGACTGACCCCGGCGGACTATCGCTTTCTGGTCGAGTACCACATCGATCCGCTGTCGGTCCGCGAGAAGCAAAGGGCGCTCGAAGCTCGGCAGCGCGGAAACGTGCTGCGGGCGGGGACGTGCCTGGTGCATTCGCCGGAGGAGCGCCTGATCGACGATATGGGCCTGCGCCCGGAAGTTGACGCCTGGAAGGAGCGCCGCCTGCGGGAGATGCAGCCGGCTATGCCGATGCGGCGCGCCGAGCGGCTGGTGCTGCTCGGGGTGGCCGTCGGCGCGATTGCCGTGCTGGCCGTGGCGCTCGCGGGGTACTTCATCGCGCAGGGAAGGTTCTGAGGAATTGATGCCGATCATTACCAAAACCATCTGTGACGGGTGCGGCGCTGAGAAAAAGTCGGAGAACCATTGGTGGCGGATTGTGCCTTCCGGCGCGGAATTGAGAGTGATGCCGCTGGAACGCACCATCGTGTTTTCGGAGCGGCTGGCAGATGACGGCTATGTGCTTTGCGGCGAGTTTTGTGTGACGAAGAAGGTCTCCGAATGGATGGGAGCGCAGAAATGATGAACCCAGTCACCGGTCCAACCGTTGCTCCACGGTGTGACTTCTGCCTTGAACGCGGGCGCGAGCGGCCGGGTGAGCACTTGGTAAACGGCGAGTGGATGTGCGGGCCGTGCTTTCGCGGCGACGGCACTGAGGCGGAGCAGGTGGGTGGATACGGTTGGCAGCGCGACCTTTATAGCGCGGCGAGCTTTGATCGTAAGCGGCTTATAAATCAGGCGGCGTCGCGGCGATACCGCGCGCGCCATCGCGAGCAATACCTCGCCTACCAGCGCGAGTACAGGCGGCTGGGGCGAAGGAAAGGCGAACACGAAGAAATTGTGAATTATGAATGGTGAATTATGAAAACCAAAGAACTGAAAGCGGTGACCTGGAACGATGTCGAGATACTGCTGGTGGCCTTTGCCCAGGAGCAGGCGGCGCTCCGGCGGGGCGGGGTTAACTAGATAATGAATACGTTACCACTTGCGGCGAATTTCAGTGGTGCGGCCCGAGGGGTAGACGACCGAGATCCCGTGGCCGCCCGCAAAACTTCCGCCTGCGGCTTTCGCCGCCGCGTCCACCGCCGGGCGATAGCGGGCGAGGAGGCGATCATCGACCTCCATACCCGTCCCGGCATTTTCGAGCGAGCGGGCGAGTCGCGTGGCCACCCGCTGCGGAACGAGAATCTCGGCCGTGGCGCCCGCCTCATCTTTGCGGTCGCCGGGACGGCGCACCCAGAAAATCAGTTGGGTCGTGGCGGGGCGGCCCCCGAGCTTGGCGTTGTGCCGGGCCGCCGCCACCTTAGCCTCCGAGCGAGATCGGCCACCCTTGGCGGCACCGAGCGACGCCAGCAAGCGACCAGCCGCGCTTATCCATACCGGCGGCAACTTGGCTTCCGTCGCGCGGAGACGGCGTACGCGCTGTTTTTCCGCCTGCCCGCCGAAGTGTACAACGGAGCGCCCATCCACCACCTCGGTTTCGTGCGGGAGATCGACATTCGGATAGGCTTCGAAATTAATCACCCCTCCGCGCACCAGAGTGACTTCGCACACGCGGCCGTCGGCCGCGCGCGCCACCTGGATTTCGTAGGGTTCACCGATTCCGAGGTCGGCGGCGAGTGGAACAATCAATTCCCCGATCTCTGGATCGCTGAGACCATCAAAAATCAGATTGGGACTGTCACCATGCGAACTGGAGAAGGCGGAGGAATCAGTGGGGTGGGAGAATCCCCGCCCCGCATTCCCAGGCGAGGGGTGGGTAGAAAGCGCTTTGAATTTCGTAAACCACCAACGGTGGGGCGCAAAACAAAGCAGCATCGGTTCAACGTGCCCCGCGCGCAACGCGGCGATGGCGCGGCAAAAATTATCTCGATCTTCAGGGGTGATAACCATTTTAGGTCTCCTTCTCCGCGTGGGTGTGGATGCGCGGCCCCCGAAAAATCAATCAACCATGTTTCGCGCGGTATCCGCCCACCGCGCTTCCGCCGCGGCGAGGGCTTCGGGGCCCGCGCCGTTCACAATTTCCGCCAGCGCCCGCCGACCCTCGGCGGACTTGCTATAGTTTGCCGCCGCCGCCATCTCTTCTGCGCGGAGGTAAGCCCAGGCGCGGGGGAAACTAGCAATCAGTTGCGAGAAGTCGGCGGTGGGCTGGCGGGGAGGATTAACTCCATCATTGTCCTCATCCTCCATCATCTCGCGCATCGCGTCGCGATAGCGGTTGCGCTCGGCTACCGCGGCGCGGAGGGCAGCCAGTCCGGGGATCTCTGCGACCTTCGCGCGGCGCGCCTGGCGATAAGCGTTGCGCTCGTCGCGCTCGTCGCGAGCTTGCGCGAGCAGCATCTCAGCCACCGCGCGGCGAAGGCGGAAGGGCTGCGCCTGATCGATGATCGCGATGTCGGGATCATCAGTGTCGCGGAGGGGGGCGGTAAGATGGATCTGATATTCGCGGCCCGCCAGGCGGAATGTGAGCCAATCCATCGGGCTTTCCACGTCGCCGCGAACCACCTCGATGATTGCCTTTCCGGTATCGATCTTTTCAATCCTTGTCACGGCATCCTCCTTGATCTTGCATATCCATTATCCCAAATCGTCTTTGGTTCGTCAAGCAAAATCGTACCTTGTGGCCTAAAAAATCGTACCCCTATAGGTTGGGGTGGGCAAGGCAGGCGAACAAATGGCGAACGCGAAGAAATTGTCAATGGTGAATGGTGAATTATGAAAACCAAAGAACTGAAAGCGGTGACCTGGAACGACGCCGAGATACTGCTGGTGGCCTTTGCCCAGGAGCAGGCGGCGGTGAGACGGATCGAGACGGATCTCGAACGAGACCTCGCCCGCGTGGTGCAGAACTACGCCGAGAAGCTGCAAAAAGCCGAGGCCAGTCGCGATGAAACCGCCGCAGCGCTCCGCAAGTTTGCTCAGGCGCATCGCCGCGAATTTGTGGCCAAAGAAGAGGGCGGCGAAGGGCGCGTGCGCGAGATCCACGGCGTGCTCTACGGCTACCGCCTGGCCCCGCCCAAGGTGCGTATCCCCAAGAAGCGGATCGACGAGGCGATGGCCTGGCTCGAAGAATTCGGCGGGGATACCTACGTGCGGCGCCCGCCGGAGATTGCGCGTGACCGCCTCAAGGCGGATCTGGTGGATGCCCAGGCGCGGCAGGATAAGGCGACCCTCGAACGCTTTGCCGCCCATCACATCACCCTCGAACAAGATGAGGACTTTGTGCTGGAAGCGAGTTCGGCAACGTAAAGCGGAATGCTGACTTGTGAATTATGAATTGTGAATTATGAAAGCAGAACAAAATCCATTTTGCTACCTCTGTAAACAGACGGGCTACGCCGTAGCCGCGCATCAGATATTGCCCGGAGGCAGGGGCGTCTGCCGCGACCATTTTCAGGGGGCCTTGATGCCGGCGGACAGCGTAGCGGCACCCATCGACCACGAGATAGAGACTGCCAGGGAAGAGCAGAGGGAGGATACGAATATGCCAGTTAAAATTGAAATCGACCTAGAGAAATTGAAGGAGCTACACCGTGAAGGGCTGACCGACGGCAAGATTGGGAAACAACTCGGTTGCTCGCCGGCCACGGCGAGGGGGGCGCGCATCAACCTGGGGCTTAAGAGCAATTGGGGTAGTGGCAAAGCCAAAACTCTTCGGAGGACGATCAAGACCGTCCACCGTCAAGCCGCGATGATTGAACGTGGGCTTGAAGCAGTAACCATCCTGGCAACGGAAGAATTCTGCAACAGCATCTGGGCGACCTTGCCGCTCGAAACCAAGGCGCGGCTAATCAATACCCTGAGCCAGCTAGCCGCGTAGGTAAAGGCGAATGTCTGATTGCCTCCAATGCGACGGGACGGGCTGGAAGCCGATACTCGTCAACGGCGAGCGGCGGGTGATCCCGTGCGCGTGTCGCCAGCGCGCGCGGCTCGAAGCCGCGCAGCGGCATCCCGGCGGGTTTGCCACGCTCGGGCAGATGCTCCGGGAGCGTCCGGCGGCGCTGGCCGCGCTTTCTCCTCTCCACCAGCGCGTGGCGGAACTGATCGAGCGGCACGTCGGCGAGGCGGAAGCCATTCCGATTCGGGCGCTCGGCCCGGAACTTTTCCGCGACGGCGCGGCGCACGACCGCGAAGTGAAGGCTTTGGTGCGGGATCTGCGGCGGCTGGGTCTCAAAATCGGCTCGAAGCGCACCGAGCCTTATGGCTATTACATGATCTCGACGGCAAGGGAGCTCGCATCCACCGTCGCGCCGCTGCTGCGCCAGGCCATCGACGAGCTGCGCACCATCGAGGCGCTCACAGGGCGCGGCTACTACACCCGCGAGCTCGAAGGGCAGTTGAAGCTCGAAATGCAGGAGACGCGATGACCCGACCGATCCGATCAGCAGCGGCGGCGATGGAGCGGCTACAGCAGACGCTCCGGGAGGTGGCCGGGTGTCTGGCCGGGGATGAGGCGAAAGACCTGCCGATGGCGCTGCGCCAGACCCTCATCATTAAGATCAAAGAGGCGCTGGCGGAGACCACGGATTGGAATGCAGAGAAATTCTGAATTGTGAATTATGAATGCTGAATTATCAACCGCCGAGGCGCCGGGCGCGGTGAAGATGCCGCCGATGCAGGAAGCGCTCTTACCGGGCACCAAGGCAATTATGAAGGCGACGGTCGAGATCGGTCACTACCGGCGCGGGTATCTGGTGCGCTACAAGAACCTGGCGGGCGTCGCCCAGCAGCGGACACTCAAGGATCGCGACGCGGCCCATGCCCAATTTATCGAGTTCGTGACGGCGCTCGAACGCGAATGCCGCGCGGCCAACTGGAATGGTGAGTTATGAATGGCGAATCGCCAACCGCTGAAACGCAGAGCGCGGTGAAGCCGCCGCCGGAACCGCCGGCTGCCAAGCCGTTGAGCGCTGACCAACTCGCGGCGCTGCACGCCATCTGGAAGCAGATCGACGCTGGGCGCGGCGACGATCGTCCGTCGCGGGAGGCGCGGCTGGACTTCTGTGCGGCGGTGATTAAGCGTCCGCTGGCGACAACCAAAGACCTCTCCAGAGAGGAAGCGCAGCAGGTGATTCAGGCGATGAAACAGGAGACTGGGCAGGAATGGCGACCGCCGGGCGCGGGCTGGCGCGGACGCCGGCGCAAGTCGGGCGCTATCCGCGCGCGCATCTCCGCCGCCGAACAGGCCAAAATCGGCGCGCTGGCGGCGGACCTGTGGGGCGAGCGCTGGAATGAAATGCTGGCGGCGCGATGCCAGGAACGTTTTCGCGTGGCCAGCCTCAACTCGCTGACGCCGCGCTCCGCGCGGCAACTGGTGGAAGAACTGCTGCAGCGCGTGGCGGTGATCCATATCGCCAATCGACATCAGCCGCCGATTGCGCGGGCGGAGATTGAAGCCGAAAAAGAAATCTTGAGGAAGCGGTATTTTACCGACAAGAAGCAGAGAGGAGAAAATCATGGCGAATTACAAGGTACAAGCGGAAGTTAGCGTGATGGCCGAGAAGCAAATTGAAGCGTCGTCGCTCGAAGATGCCCTGGCCAAAGCGCACAAGCTTAAGTTTGAAGATTTATTCTGGCACCGCACAAGCGTGACTGATTGGAAAGATGCGCGTCGAATCAAGATCATCGGGGCGACCGAACCGAAGGTGACGAGGTAGGTGCAGAAGTTATGAATGGTGAACGTGCAGAAATTATGAATGGTGAATTATGAATTGTCCCGAGTGCGGACATGAGATGGATGTGATCGCCGAGAGTCCGCGTCTCCGCCTCAACGTGTGTGATAACGCTATCTGTCTGCAGTACGACGTGCCGTGCGTTACTGCAAATGCTGAATACGAGGAGCGAATTTTGCAGCCAGCCATGTCCAGGAGCAGAGAATGACCGAGGTCTTAAGGGTTGAGCTAATCCCTACCATTTGGCGGCGAGAGTGCGCCTGCGGCTGCGGTCGCATCTTCCGCGCCAAGCGCAAGTGGCAGAAGTTCGCCACGGCGGCCTGCCGGAGGCGGCATCATCGCGGGAGCGTCGTCTACATACCCGTAGCCAAGCGCCAGAAGCGGCCCGCTGCTCCGTCTAAGACGCATTTGTCGGCACGTCGACCGTCACATCACGCCCAGGCGCTGGTAGAGGCAGCAGAGGGATTTGCTCGCATTCCGGGACGGCCACGGAATTTCGGTGGCGAGTTGACCCGCCTCGCCCTGTCGAAACCCGGCGCGCGGACCCTGGTGCGGTTGGCGGAGGTCCTGCGCCGCGATCAGGCCACAGATCGGCCCAACTGCCGGACGTGCGGACGGCGGTGTGCGGATGGGGAAGCTTGTCGGCGAATTGATCTGGTTGGCGCCGAACGCGAGTTCGGCGCCAACCAGCGTAAAGAAGTTATGAATGGCGAATAGTGAATTGGTAGAATCTCGATGGAGGTGTCCCGTGGATCTCACAATTATGCGGTTTTGGATTTTGGGAGAAATTCATCAGTTTGCCGGAGAAGGGAAACATCAATTCGTGGAGGTGGTTGCGGCTGACGAGGAATCTGCGCGTCAGGCGGCGGCGGCGCATTTTGATGAGGGAAAATCTGGAAGCGGAGCGATATGGCTAGACCCGGCGAAGTCGACCTGCTTCGACACCACTCGTCCGTTTCGCCATCCTACCCAGGATGATCCTGCGGTGCGGACATGGGAGGCCTAAACATGGCCAGGTTGCTGCGAACGCTGGTCGAAAATCTGGCGGGAACGTTTTTCCCCATGCTGGCGCTTTCCGGCTTGTGGCGCGGCGTGAACCCGCGCATGGTGCGCGAGTGGCTGATTTCGGGAAGGCGAAAGTACGTAAGGGAATAGTGAATTATGAATTATGAATGCTGAATTGAGACTCGAAGGCCTTAGGCCGTTTGGCGGAAACGCGCATAGCGAAATGTTCATAGCGAAATGTTCATAGCGTTTATACCTATTGACTTGTCGTTATGAAAAGGCGTAATGCACATATGATGGCGGACGAGCAACGCTTCATTGAAATTCGGTTGCCGCTGGGCACGCGCCTGGATGAGTTTGTCAGCGAAGTCTGCTGGCAGGCGTGGGAGAAAGCTGGAACGCAACTGCAGGCGGCGGCTTCGCTGGGCGTGCGTCCGGAAACGTTGTGGAAGAAATTGAAGTTGAAGCGGGCGAATCTGGCGCGGGCCGAAGCCGAAAAAGCCGCGCCGGAATCAATGCCCTGATCTTGAAAGTGCTCCGCTGGAACTCGCAGCGCCGGTGGAGTGACGAGGGCGGTGGGCGGCGCTGCGAACGCCCCCGCTGCCCCTTTGCTGGATGAGCGAAACCACAATTCGGTTCCCGGTGGTAGCACGGGCGTCCCGCCCGTGAATCACGGCCGCGAAATTCAATTGATGCGGCGCGTGCGCGCCCGCTGGGGCGCGAACATCCGGGAAGCCTGCCAATACTCTTCCATCTCACCGGCATTTATGGCGGCGCTCATCGCCGTGGAATCCGGCGGCGACGCTAAAGCGCGGCGGCATGAGCCGGCGGTCTTCCAGAAGCTGCGCGCGGTGCGTGATGGCGCCCTGCGCAATTACGGCTCGATGCGTGCGGAGGACTTGGCGGGAGCGACGGACGCGCAGCTAAAGTCCCTGGCGACGTCGTGGGGGCTGACCCAGATCATGGGCTACCACATGCTCGCCTGGGGCAAGGACCCCGAGGCGCTGCTCGATCCCATCTTTAACCTCGATGTCGCAACGCGATTGCTCGGGCACTTTGCCCAGCGGTATCAGCTCGATTTGCGGCAGGAGTTCAAGGAGCTGCTCGGTTGCTGGAATACGGGCGGACCCTATGGCGAGACCCACGACCCGCAGTACCGGTCGAACGGGCTCGCGCGCATGGAGATTTACGCACGGCTTGAAGCGGAGGGGCGCTGATGGGCGGGATTGTACTCGGCTTTCTGCTGTTGATGTTGTGGGCGGCGGGGAAGGTATGTCGCGGAGAACGTCTGTAATGCCGGCGGTCTGGAGCGTGATCGGCGCCTTGATATACGCGCTGCTGCTCGCCGCGATGCTGGCGGGACTGGCGGACATTCTGCGCAGCGTGGGGCTGGGGTAGGAGGAGGACAACCATGAAAGACGCACTCAAACGCTTTTGGCCGCTGCTGTTGCCGGCACTGGCGGCGCTGGTGGCGATCGTATCGCCGCAGGTGCAGTCGCTGATCACCACGGTGTTGACGCCGTGGCTGGCGGCGCATCCGGAAATTGCGGCTATCGTGGCGGCGGTGGTTTGCGGCATCTATCATGCCCTGCCGTCGCCGTTGAAGAAGTAGGGCGGAAGTTCGGAATGGTGAATGGTGAATTCTGAAAGCGGAGGCAAGCGTGGCGGGAACCCGGAACTATCCCTTAAGACGCGAACGCGCCGGGGATCTCCTCAAAAAGCTGGCGGAAGTTCCGGTGGAGAAGTTGCCGGAACATCTCGCGGTGGAAGTCGAGCATAGCGGCGTGCGCTTGCGGATCGAGTATCACGGGGAGATGTTATCGGTGACCTGGCTCCGAAAACCGTTCTACGCCACGGAAACGCGGGTCTGGGCGGAAGTGGAACAGGCGCTGGCGAAATACGATCTATACAGCGGCTTGAGGCAAGGGTGATGCGGGAAAAGGCTTACATCGCGGTGAGCATGGGTGTGATGGCGGGCATGTTGCTGGGCCTCGCCATTGCCTCCAGTCGCGCGGAATACGAAGCGCGCAACACCGCGACGCTGACGTGCAGCCTCTGCCGCCGCGCCGTGCCCTCCACTGGACACATTCTGGTGCTGGCGGAAAATCACGCGAATCTGTATGGCGATCCTCACGCCCGGCGCTGGGGCTTCTGCGAGCGTTGCTGGCCGCGCGCGCAGAAGGAAGTGCGAGCCTTGATGGCAAGACTCAGCCAGGAACTTAACGAAGGAGAAAAGCGATGAGCAAAATCGGAACGGTATTCAGCAAGCTGGCGGCCGCGGCTAAAGCCATCGGGCGCGGCGTCAAGACGGCGGCGCAAGCCATCGGCCACGCGTTTATCGTAATGTTCGGGAACGAAACCGCCGCCAGCTTTGCGCGGGAAGCGGAAAAGTTGCTGGGCTCGGCCTTTGGCAAAGTGGTGCTGAGCGTCGTATCGGGTTTGATGAATGTGGCCGCGACGCAGGGCGGACAATCGGCGATGGTGCTGGCGCTGGGACAGATCGGCGCGGCGGCGAAGGAAGCCGGGCTCAATTTGAAGGAAAGTTTTATCCGCCTGTTGATTGAGCTGGCGGTGCAAAAGCTGAAGGGCACCTGGGACGCCGTACAGGCGCTGACCGGCGCCACGGATGCGTAACGCGAGCTTGGAGGCGGGGAAGGCCATCGCCCCGGCATGCAGCTTATAAACTGCCGCGGTGGGCGTCGGGATAACCCGCTCAGTGCCGGGGCACAGGCCGCCGCCTCCAGGGAGGTAACGAAGATGGAAACACTGGTGATTCGGGGGGCGCGGCCTTCGGAGATGATTCTCCGGGAGCGCCTGCGCGCGGCGTGGAACGTGTTGCGCGGGCGGGACGGTTTGTGCTTCGGCTGCCGGGACAGCGACGCGCGGCCGTATCAGACCGGGGCCGCCTGGGAGATGCCGTGGATTCGCGCGCATCGGCGCGGCTGGCGCATGGGCGTGCGCGGCCAGGAAGTGCAGATCAAGGCGGCGAAGCCCGCGAAGCGGAAGGGCTGCTGAGATTAGGGAGGCGCGATGCCGACGGAAGCCATGTGGAAGTTGTTGCTGGGCGCGGCGAATGAAGTGCTGGTGCTCGGCGTGGTCGCCTATTTGATGTATCGCCTGGCGCGGATCTGGGTGAATCGGTACTTCGATTATCTGGAGAAGCAGACGCCGCGCATCGACCGGGCGATTGCCATGGGGGAAGGTCTGGCGGAAGCCGTGCATGAGATTGCCAAAATGATGCAGGAAGATCACCGGATTCTGTTCGCCTCGATTCGCGGTTTGCAGCATGAGATGGCTGAATTTAAGGAGACTTATGGAGCCAACGAGGAAGCGTCCCATTAGCTCGCAGCGTGATCATCACAACGCCGTGCGCGAGGCGATTCTCAAAGTCTTCACCGTCGAGCGCCACACCAATGAGCTGCCCTTCCGCGAACTCTATTTGCAGCTCGATACCGACGGCGTGCTGCTGACGCCCGACAGCTTGAAGAACTATCTGGAAGATATGCGCGACCGCGGCTGGGTGGATTTTGAAGTGCGGCGCACGGAGAAGGACCCGCGCGAGTTTGTGCGAGTACGCATTCTGCCGCGGGGCCGCGACGTGTTTGACGGAGTGGTGGATGATCCCGGACTACCGGCGTTGCGGGGATGAGGATGAAGCGAACCGCTCGCGCCACCAAGATCGAGAAGCTGCCCGACGAAGAACAGATCTTCGTCATCGGGCGCATCGACGCCCGCGAGACGCCGGCGAAGATTTGCGCCGAATATCAGGCTCGGTTCCAGCGGCACCTGGCGGAGAGCACCCTTTACAGCTACATCCAGCGGCGCTGGCTGCCCTCGAAGATCGAAGCCGAGCAAACCGTGGCGTTGGCCAAGGAATTCATCAATCTGCGCGGGCAGAATCCGGACATCCCCGAAGACGTGCTGCTGCGGGGGTTTTTGCGGCAGCGCCAGGCCTCGAAGGGCTTTCAGGAAGGTTTGGTCGATCCCAAGGTCATTATCGGCGCGGAACTCGATATGCGGAAGCTCGACCTGGAAGAGCGCCGGGTGAAGGCCGTCGAACAGCACAACAACCTCGAAGAGAAGAGACAGGATCTTAAGCAGCGAGAACTGGATGTGGCTAAGCAGAAGATCGCCACGGCGACGGGCGGACTCGATGGCCGCGAACTCTATCTGCGGGCGGCGCAGGACGTTTTGAAGAAGCTGCATACCTACAAGGAACTGAAGGCGGCGCTGGCGGCGCGGCGCGATGAGATTGTGGGCGAGCTGGCGCATAGCGCGGAAGCGTTTGTAAAGAAACTGGAAGCGACGGCATGAAGACGAAAGCCACTAAACGCGAGCGGCTGGAGAGCGCCAAAGAGACGCTGCGCTCCGTCTTTGCCCAGGGTCCGGCGAAAATCCAGGCGCGCGCCGACGCCCAGGCCGTGCTGGCGCAAGCGTGGACACTGGCCAGCAAGATTACCGACTTCGCCCAGCAGTATTTCCGCCACTACATGCTGGATGAGAAAACCGGCGAATTCGTTCCGCCGGCGCGCTTCCATCAGGAAATCTATGAGTTGCTGCTGACGCAGCAGTTTGCCGCGGTGGCCGCGCCGCGCGAACACGCCAAGTCCACCATCGTGTCGCTGATCTTCGTCGTCTACTGCATCTGCCAGAAGCTGCGGCGATTTATCGTGCTGATTTCCGATACCCAGCCGCAGGCGCGCTTGATGTTGGGCGCAGTGAAGGCTGAGTTTGAGGATAACGACCGGCTGCGTGATGACTACGGCGATCTGGCTCCGCACGGCGACGGCGCCAAATGGGCGGAAGAGGACATCGTCACCACTACCGGCATCCGCGTAAGCGCACGGGGCGCGGGCCAATCCTTGCGCGGCTTGCGCCAGCGCGCGGCGCGTCCGGACCTCGTGATTCTTGACGACATCGAGAATGACGAGTCGGTGGAGAATCCCGCCAACCGCGCGAAGCTGATGGTGTGGTTTAAGCGCGCCGTTTTGAATCTCGGCAAGCACTGCCAGTTCCTGGTCATCGGCACCATCCTGCATCATGATTCATTGCTATCGAACCTGCTCGATCCCGACCGATTCCAGCAGTTCGTCAAGCGCGTCTATCAGGCCGTTGACGATACCTGGACGCCGGAATCGGTGCTGTGGCCGGAGCGCTGGGAACTGGAAACCCTGAAGCAAAAGTGTTCCGACATCGGTGCGCCGGATTTTGATCAGGAATTCCGCAACCGTCCGGTATCGATTGAGTCGCAGACGTTCCTGCCGGAATGGTTCGAGCGCTGGTACTACACCGACGCGGATATCAAGGGTAAGGTGCTGCGCAAGGTGACGGTGTTTGACCCGGCCATTAAGCAGAAACAGTCGGCGGACCTGTTTGCGGAGGGCGGGATTGGCGTGGCGGACGACGGCACGATCTTTGTGCTGCGAGCGGCGGGCCGCCGCATTCCGTTCAACCAGCAGGTGGACCGCATCATCAGCACCTTCCTGGCGGACCGTCCCGCGCAGGTGGGGATTGAAACTATCGCCTACCAGGAAGCGTTGAAGATGGAAGTGGAGCGCCGGAGTAAAGAGGAGCACCTCTTTATTCCCATCGTCGAATTGAAGCCGCACACCGACAAGCTGATGCGGATCGCTTCGCTCGCGCCGCTCATCGAGAACGGCACGCTGCGCTTCCGCCGCGATCAGGTGGATGCCGTGCGGCAGTTTGTGCAGTTTCCCAAAGCCGACCACGACGATATTCCCGACGCACTGGAGCAGGCGGTGGATATGGTCCGCGGCATGGCCATGCTGACCACGGAAATTATTTCGAGCGAGCAGCGCTGCGCTTACGCGCAGATGGGAAGTTTCTGAGAATGGCGAAGAAAGTCCAAACCGTGAAGCGCCCGGCGACCGGCGAGATGATGAGCGCCAAGGTGCTCTCTGATCGCGCCCAGCAGTTGAACCTCACCCCGTTTGCCGGTGAGCCGAATCCGACGACCATCTGGAACCTGATGGTCGGGGATTCGCCGATGGCCTTTGCCTACTACCGCGACCTCGAAGAGAAGGACGACCAGATCGCCCAGTGCCTGGAGACGCGCAAGAACGGCGTGCTGTCACGCGAGCGGCAGATCGTCCCGGCGTCGAAGGATTCGGCGGACGGAAAGGTGGCGGAATTCGTCGAGGAAGTGTTGGCTGGGATCCCGAACTTCGCCAACATCCTCACCGAGCTGCTTGATGCCCCGCCGCACGGGTTGAGCATAGCGGAAATTATCTGGCAGACGGACGGCAGCCAGGTCTACATCGAAGACATCAAGCCGCGCCCGCCGGAATGGTTTTTGTTTAACCCAACGACGCAGGTGCAGAACGGACCGTTGCAACTCAAGCAGAATATCTGGGATCAGTCGGGCCAGCCGGTGGATGAGGCGCTGCACAAATTCATCGTCTTCACCTTCCGCCCGCGTCACGGCAATCGTCGCGGGCGGCCGCTGCTGCGGCGTCTGTTCTGGATGAGCTGGATTAAGCGCCAGACGCTGAAGTTCTGGTTGAAGTATGCCGAGAAGGGTCCGGGGACGGTCGCGGTCCGCTATCGCGCCGGGACGGATGAGACGGAGCAGCAGAATGCGCTAACCGCCGCCGAAGACATCGCGAGCAAAGTGGCGGTGGCGTTTCCGGAAGGTTTTGAACTGGTCGAGCCGCTGTTGCGCGCGGCGCGGGCTGTGCCCCCGGCCATCTTTCAGGAACTGGTCAAGGAAGTCTGCGATGCCGCCATCGCCAAGATCATTTTGGGCCAAACGCTCACGAGCCAAGGTTCCGAAGGCGGGAGGGGATCTCTCGCGTTGGGGAATGTGCACCAGGACGTGCGGCTCGAGATTGTGGCGGCGGACGCGCGTGATCTGATGACGGTGATTAACGATCAGATCATCCGCCCGCTGATTGATTTCAACTTCGGGCCGGAGACGGCGGCGCCCAAGTGGGTGATTCAGGTCAACGATCCCGGAGACCTGAATGCACGCTCCTTAGTGGATCGTCGCCTTCAGCTGATGGGGCTGCCAATGACGGCGAACTTCCTGCGGAAGACCTATGGCGTGCCCAATCCAGAACCGGAAGATGACGTGTTGATTTCCGAGCAGGAAAAATTCACCCAAATGGGAATTGCCGCCGGAGTTTCAACCGGCGGTGGATTACCGCCTATGGAATTTACCGAACGCGACTTACGCGAGGCGGCGGCGGACTTGCGGAAGCTCGAACACGGGGCCAAGGAAAAAGCCCTGACCGCTTACGCGGCGCTGGTGGCGAATGCCGTCGAGCAGGCGACGGCAGAAATCTGAATTATGAAAGCAGAGCAGAAAATTCGGATCAACCTGGACATGACGCCGGTAGCCGAGGCGCTGGCCGAGGCGATGACCGCCGCCGATATTCTCGGCCGGGTGCGCGTGTTGATCGAGGCGGCCAAGCAAACGCCGGTGAATCCGATGGGGCCGCTGTCGTCGGAAAGTTTCGCCGAGCTGCTCGGCATTGAGCCGGTGAAATCCGTCGAAGCCATCAACTTTCTGCGCAACCTTACGCCGTTTACCCGGCGGGCCTGGGCCCGGCTCAACCCGCAATATCGGATGGCGGCCTTTACCGTCGCCAAGGTCGAGGAACTGATGCTCGTCGAACGCACGCGCGACCTATTGGCGGAATCGCTCGATCAGGGCTGGACGCGGCAGCAGTTTACGGCGCGGCTCAATGCCGAGTTTGACGCGGCCGGGGTGACGCGGCTCAATCCGTATCACCTCGATACCGTCTACCAGACCAACATGCAGACGGCCTACATGCACGGGCGCTATCAGCAGATGCGCGACCCGGAAGTGCTGAGGGCCCTGCCCTGGTGGCGCTACCGCACGATGGAGGATGAGCGCGTGCGGCCGAATCATGCCGCGCTCGATGGTTTTATCGCCCGCGCGACCGACCCCGTCTGGGGCGGGATTTATCCGCCCAACGGCTATAACTGCCGTTGCGAGGTCGAACCGCTGCTCGACGGCGAAGCGCGGCAGGCGCTCGGCGAGCGGGCTTCGGTGCCGGGGCGGGAACGACTGCCGGCGGACGGTGGTCCCGATGCGGGGTTCAACCGCCGGCCGGGAAGATTTTTGCAGCAACTGGAAAGTGGAGAGACATTTTGAAGGAGGTTAACTCAATGGTTAAGCGCATCACGATCAGCCTGGCGCTGGCGGTGTTGCTGGTTTCCACCGCCTTCGCCCAGGAACGCACGGTAGTCGTGGAATCGAAGTACACCTGGGAGGCCGTCAGCCGCGATGGCACGGGGAACTTCTGGACCACGGCGGAAGAGACCTCGAACTACAATACGGCCATCCTGCACTGGGTCACCACGGGGTCGCCATCGAGCTGTACGCTCGTGCCCAAGACCGGACCCACGGCGACGCTGGCCACCCTTTCACCCGATAGCTCGAACACCTCGATTACCTGTACTTCGAGCGGGTCGAAGGCCATCACCAACATCAACAAATACCTCAACGTCAACCTCTCGGCGCTGGGTGGCGGGAGTTCGCCCGCCGTGTCGCTGACGGTGACGCTGACCAACAATCCGTCGCCCTCGATCAGCGCGACCATCGGTACCGTCGATCAAGGCACGGCGGCGGCGGCGGCTGGCGGCTGGCCGGTGCAGGTAACCGACCTGACCAACACCATGCCGACGATGGACGCGGCGGCCCGCGCGGGCTACGTTTACGTGACCAACGGTACGCAGACCATGCCCACACTGGACGCGGCGGCGCGGGCGGGCTTTGTTCAGATCACCGATGGGACCAACACGGCGCCGACCATGGACAGCGTCGCGCGGCCGGGATTCGTGCAACTGACCGATGGCACGAATACGGCGCCGACCATGGATGCTCAGGCGCGCCGCGGTTACGTGGCAATTACCAACGGCACGCAGGATATGCCGACGGGTGATGCCGCCGCGCGCGGGATTCATGTAATTCCCGGCACGGGCTCGGCGCAATTGTTCGACGCGGCGGGGCGCGCGGGCTACGTCACCCATACCAATGGCACGCAGAATATGCCGACGATGGATGCGGCCGCGCGCGCGGGCTACGTATATATCACCAACGGCACGCAGACCATGCCGACGCTTGATGCCGCCGCCCGCGCGGGGTTTGTGAAGATCACGGACGGGACTAACACTGCACCCACGATGGATGCGGTTGGCCGCGCGGGTTATCAGACTATTACCGATGGAACCAATACCATGCCGACGATGGATGCGGCGGCCCGCGCGGGGTTTGTGCAGATCACCGACGGGACCAACTCGTTTCCCACGATGGATGCCGCAGCGCGTGCGGGGTTCGTCCAGATCACCGACGGGACCAACACTGCGCCCACGATGGATGCGGTTGGCCGCGCGGGATTCGTCCAGATCACGGACGGGACCAACACTGCGCCTACCGGCGACGATCAGGCGCGCGCCATCCAGGTGACGCCTGGTAATGGCACCGACGCTTTTAAAGCGGTCAAGGATGGCGTCGGGGCACAGGGGGCGGGCGTGCAGCAAACCGCTACGCTCGGCACGCTGTCGGCGGCGGTAGCTTCGGCGACGGCGGTGGAAGTGGTGGCGGCTCCCGGCACGGGATCGACCGTGCTGCTCGGGTTGATTATCGAGAAGGCAACGAATGCGGCGGGGACGGTGCTGGTGACCTATGGCACGGGAACTAATTGTGGTACGGGCACTACCACGTTATTGAGCTTCGGCCCGGCGACGGCGAGTTCCTTGCTTAACCTCGGTTATTACCCGGTCAACGCACTGGTGCCGGCGGCTAAGGCGCTGTGCCTTACGACCGATGCCAATACCACGAGCGTCCGGGCGCTGACACAGTAACAGAGCCCGCGGGCTCTGAGGAGGAAGACGATGAAGCGCAACTTGATTTTGACCTGGCTGCTGATCGTGAGCTTGATGGTTTTCGGCGTGGCGGCGATTCATCAAACGCCGAAGTACGGCGCGCTGATTGATTCGCCGACCATTACGATTACGACGGCCACCGCCGATACCACGGAATCAACCTCGACGGGCGCCAACGCCGCGCACGTCCAGTGGAAGTTCGGCACCGTCAGCGGAACCTACACTACCTGCACCGTGCAGGCCAAAACCACTTACGACGGCACAAACTACCTGACGCTGGGCGGGGCGGCATCGGTCACGGCGACGACGGGCACGCTCAACGCCTGGACGCTCATCGCGCAGCAAGGCACCACCACCGTTACCACCAGCGCCGTGAGCTCGACGGCGGCGCTCGGGTTCGGGCGGATGACGAAATACACCTTCGCCTGTTCGGGAGCTTATGGAACGGCGGCTCCCGTAACCATCAACGCGATCTACCAGTGAGGTGCGACGATGCCGATGAGCGAACTGGGAAACGGCTGGATTGAAGTCTTTCGCGCCGGGGATTACGGCGAGAAGGGCGCCTACACCGAAGCGGATCTCGACCGCCTCGCCGCGAGCTACAACCCGGCGCTGCACGAAGCCCCGGTGGTGGTTGGGCATCCGGAAATTGACGCCCCGGCTTATGGCTGGGTCGAAGGCTTGCGGCGAAACGTCGATCGACTCGAAGCGAAGCTCCGCCAGGTGGACCCCGGCTTCGAGGAACTGGTGAAGCAGGGGCGCTTCAAGCAACGCAGCGTCGCGCTCTACGACGATCTCGGCGGCAAGGGTCTCTACCTGCGCCATCTCGGCTTTCTCGGGGCGGCGCCGCCCGAGGTCAAGGGTTTGAAATCAATCTTCCACGACGACCAAGCCAAGGGCTTCGTGGAAATCACGGAGGAGGATGTAATGGACGTAACCGAATTGAAGCGAACCTTTAGCGAAGCCCTCAGCGAGTTCGCGGAGCGCGTGGGCTTGAAGAAGTCTGATCCCACTCCGCCGGCCCCAACCTTCACCGAGGCGGAACTCGAAGCCGCGAAGGCGGCGGCGGCCGCCGAGGCTAAGGCGGAAGCCGAGCGGCAATTCTCGGAGCAGAAGTCGGCGGCGGAGAAACAGGCGGCGAAGAAAGCGGGCGTGCAGGCCTTCATCAACAAACTGACGCCGCAGGGACGATGGCTGCCGGCGTTCAAGGAAGCGGGCCTGGTCGAGTTTATGGAATCACTCGACGATACCGGTACCGTCGAATTCGGCGAAGGCGATAAGCAGCAGAAGCAATCGCCGCTTCAGATCTTCCAGGCGTTTCTGGAAGCTCTGCCGCCGCGCATTGAGTTCGGTGAGCGCCCGGCGCCCCAGGGCAAACTGCCGGCCAGTGTGGCCGCGGGAAACGTTGCTCCCGGCTCGCTGGAACTTGCGGAAGCGGCCAAGGCGCGCGCGGCCGAGAAGAAGATCACTTTTGGTGAAGCCTTGAAGGAAGTGCGGCGCGAAGCCAAGCGGGCGAGCGCTTAGTCGAAAAGTAAGTAAGACCATACTTCGTCCCGCTCGGAGGGGACGCATCAGGAGGAGAGGAACATGGCAAACGCGAAAGCAACGGGACAACCCGTAGGCCCGGTCAAGACCCGGACCTACCGGGCGGAGTCAGGCACCCTCACCCGCGGTTATGCCGCGATTCAAGGCACGGCCGACGATCAAGCCAAAATCGCCGGGGCGGCTGCCGAAGCCATCGGGATTGTGGCGGAGACGGCGCTCGAGGATGCGGCGGTTTCAATTGTGCAGAAGGGTGAGTGCATCGCCATCGCCGGCGACGCGGTCAATGCCGGCGACTGGGTTAAAACCGACCCCAGCGGCAAGCTCGTGGCGTCGGCGGGTGAAGACACGGCCAACATCGGTCGGGCACGCACCTCCGCGGCGCTGGACACCGATGAATTCGTGCTCGATGTTTTGGAAGTGAAGAAGCGCTCGTAAGGGTGAGACGGAAGGCGGGCGGCCGCACGAGGCGCCGCCCGCAGAGGGACGATTCCAAATCCGTCCCGCCCCGGCGGGACGCATCACGAGGAGGACGATATGGGTGGTTTTCAAGCGCCCCTCTCGGGGCATATCGAGGCGGCGCTCACGCAGTACGCCGTGGGCTACCGTTCGCAACAGTTCATCGCCGATCAGGTGATGCCGCGCGTGGACGTGGCGCGGAAATCGGACAAGTACTACATCTTCGACCGGCGCACGGCGCAGTTGATTCAACAGACCCTGCGCGCGGAAGGCGCGCCGGCCAACCAGATCCGGCGCTCAATTTCGAATACTACCTTCACCTGCGAGTGCCATGCGCTGGCGGCGGTGTTGAGCGACGAAGAGAAGGCCATCTACGAGCTGGGCGACCTGCAACAGGAAGCCGTGGCCAGCATTCAGGAACTGCTCTTGCTCGGCCGCGAGAAGAGCTTCGCCGACATGGTCACCGATTCCTCGGTGATCACCCAGTACACCACGCTCGCCGGTGACAAGAAATGGTCGAACGCGCTCAACTCCGACCCGCGCGGCGACATCCAGACCGGCAAGACCACCATCTTGAAGGCCGCGGGCGTAATGCCGAACACGCTGGTCATCAACACCGACGTCCTGCACGCCCTGCAGAACAACAAGCAATTGCTCGAAGCCTTCAAGTACACCCGGCCGGGAATCATCGGCCCCACGGAGATTGCCAGCTTCTTCGACATTCCCCGCGTCCTGGTTTGCCCGGCGGTGTACACGGATAAGGACGGCACGGCCGACTACGTCATGGGCAAGCACGCCTTGCTCTGCTACGTCGACCTGAACGCCAGTCGGAACGATCCGTCGTTCGCCAAGACCTTCGTCTGGTCGAGCGCGCCGGATACCTTCGGCGGATACGCGGTAATGGTGGGAACCTACGGGGTGCCGAGCGCCCGCGCCGATGAAGTGTCGTGCCACTGGTACTACGACCAGGTGGTTACGTTTGCTTCAGCGGCGTATTTACTGAAGAACGCTGCCGCGTGAGTCGTGATGGTTGGGGCTGGGCGCTGGCTATGAAGCTCGGCCCCTCGGGGCGATGGGCGCGGTGCGCGTTTGAAGGTTAACTATGTCCTACGTGTCGGAAACCGAACTTAAGGACTACATCACCGAAGCTGAGCTGATCCAGCTGACGGATGACGCCGGCGCGGGAACAGTAGATACGGTGAAGATCACGGCGGCGCTGGCGGCGGCGGACTCGGACATCGACGCTTACGCTGGCGTCCGTTACACATTGCCGCTCGCCACCTCGGAGAAAGTCAAGCAACTGGCGCGAGATCTCGCCATCTGGTATTTGGAAAAGCGCCGGCGGCGGATTCGCGAAGACACTCAAAAGGCTTACGATCTGGCCTTTGAGTTTCTGCGGGACCTCGCTGCCGGTAAAGCGACGCTCGATCAGCCGACGGGCGCGGCGCCGCAAACGGCGGCGCAGGACGTACTCTCATCCGATAACGATGAACTCAAGTTTTCAGATGACAACCTGGATGGATTCTGACGATGACAGAACCGGTATTCCAACTTAACGCGCAGCCGTTGCTTTTGGGGCTCGATCATCTCGCGGGGGCGCTCACCGATAAGACACCGCTGCTCGGGATCATCGGCAACCTGATGGTGCGTTCGATTCACCAGACGTTTCGCGAGCAGGGCTCGCCCGCCGGCAGTTGGCGGCCGCTTTATGCGGGAACCCTCCAGCAGGATTGGGAGAGCCGAAGCAAGAATCCCAAGAAGCCGCGCAAGGCCTTTACCTCCGCCGGGCGCAATGCTGCTGCCTATAGACGTTTTGTATTCGGAAGCGGAAACAAGCCTGGCCGACGCATTCTCATGGGCGCCAGCGGCGATCTTTACGGCAAAATCAACTTTGCCATAAGTCCGGAGGAGAGCGCGGTGCGCATCGGCACCAACCTGCGCTATGCGCGCATCCATCAACTGGGCGGCGTGATCACGCCCAAAACCAAAAAATTCCTCTGCTTTCCGGTGGGTGGCGGGCGGTTCATCAAAACCAAAAAAGTCACTATGCCGGCGCGGCCGTACATCGTGTTGCGGCCGGAAGATCCGGAACGGATTCGTCTGGCGCTTGGGGATTATCTCCAGGCGCGCTTTGGAGCACGCGCATGACGCTGGCCGAAATCGAGGACGCCTTGATCGAACTGGTCAATGCCAACCTGCCCTATCTCCACACTTGCGAGACGGGGTCGAGCCAGACCATTGACGAGCAAGGTAATGTGCTGGC